GACAATGAAGGTAAAGACATAATAGCTCAAAGGCTTGATCTTTTATCGCCGGGTATTTTTGAGTCTCCGGGATACTTTGAGGAGAAACTTAGTCCCGGATCTCAGACACAGGTTGTAGCACCCAAAGCAAGAAAAACAAAAGAGTTTGTAATTCAGAAAGAAGCAGAAGACTTAATAAAAGCTTATGCTGTTGCTTATGGAATTTTATTTAAGCAAGATGCTGTTGGATACCATAAACCATTTTTTCAAAAAAACATTTCTAAATCAAAAAGAAATTTTCATGAAATAAGAATTGGAAGGGGTATTACAAACGAAGAGATTGTTGCTTTGGCAAAATCTATGGCTGATATATCTGGTAAAAATTATTTAAATCCAATACCCACTCCAACAGGAGTAGCATTTATAAATTTTGCAGAAGGCGATGGGATAAATAACATACAGTTTGAAAAACTTGTAGGTCGTGTTATAAATGATGTAAAATTATCAGACAATGTAGAGGTTATTCAATCAGCCGCTGCTTTGGGATATCTAGATAATAACTGGAGTGAATCAAAAAATGGTGAAGATTACATACAAACTAGCCTCGCAGGACGACCCGATCTACAACAGAGAGTTCGTGATATCGTCAGGGAGCTCCAACCAAGAATTGATGAGGTCGACCAATCCTTCTCAGAAAAATATGGATGGACAAGAGATGAATCCATTAACTCCGACTACAGACAGCCCGGAGAAATCTCCAGAAAAATAGACGACGATGACGTTGATCTTTCATTAGAGCCCACACAAAAACCAGTACCCGCTGGTAAGCCTTTTTCCGAAAACTACCCTTGGACTGGTGGTGATGAACTTAATGCTAATTTAATGCTGCAAAAAGTTTTAACCAAGCTACAAAACATGTATGAAAGACAGGTTGTGCTTGAAGAGGTTATTGAAGATCAATACCACCAAGGAATACTAAAAGACTTAAATTTATCTGTTGTTGATAAATTAGATCTCATGAAGTCTATAGTGGGCAATGACTTGTTAAATACATCAGCAGAGATGGAGCAAATGTTAAAAGAAATGTTTGATCTTGCTGATAATAGTTACAATAATATTAATGATTTTCTTTACAATCTACACGCTCCAGAAAGAAACAAATTCATATATAAAAAATTTACAGACAAGCTTAATGCTGCTATTGAAAAATATGGGGATAATCCATCGCCTGCTCAAAAAGGACAAATTACACGACTTACAAATCTTTCCAAACCATTTGAAAATAATGGATCGGGGATAGAAACAGATGCAGCCATTGAAACTTTGAGAGAAAAGTACGGTGTTGAGTATGATAATAATACTGACAAAATTAAAGCAATCAACGAAAAAGGTGAAAGATACATACAGTTAAGCAAGCTTGCTAGTGAATTCTTAGATGGAACCAGAAAAATTTATAAAGACAATGGTCTGGTTGACGAACAGAATCTTGATGACTGGGATGCAAGATATAAATATTACATACCACTCTCAGGCTTTGCAGCAGACACCAACGTAGATGGCACACCAAACTCTCAGGGAAGAGGTTTGTCTGTCTATGGTTTAGAGGTTCCAAAAGCAAAAGGAAGAACATCCATGGCGGGTGACGCAATCATTCAAATGTATAAACAAAGAGAGAACGCCATTGTAAGAAAAGAGAAAAACAAGGTTGTTAAAACTTTGGCTGATCAAGCAAGAACATTTGTTAATCCAGAAGTTTATGAAGTTATTAATAAAATACCGCCCAGAGCAAAATACAAGCCCGAATGGGATCCTATAGAGCAAACAGCTTACGTATTTTTTAAAGAGGACGGAAAACAAAAAGCGGTTGTTGTAAGAGACGAGAGACTAGCCAGATCATTTCAGCACTTAGATGTACAAGGTATGAATGTTGTACTTCAAACCATAGCTATTGGCACAAGGTTTCTTGCAGTTATGAACACTGGATATAACCCAAACTTTATTTTTCCAAACTTTTCTAGGGATATCTATGCCGCCACCGCAGGTGCGATTGCTGAACAAGAAATGAAAGGTGGAAGAATTTATGGAGAAACAATTGCTGGTAAATCTGTTTTAAAGGTTTTTCCTAGGCTTGCAGAGCTATACACCTATTACAGAAAAGGTCCAGAAAAAATTAAAGACCCAAAGCAAAGAGCAATGGCTATTAAATATCATGAGCTTGGATCTAAAACATCTTACTTTGAATTTTTAGATACAGATAAGTTAACTAAGAATTTTACAGCACTTGAAAAATATAGGGCTGGAAAAATAAGTGCTAAAGACTTTAAAAGGTTTACCTTAGATTTGGTTGGTGACATGAATAACATGATTGAAAATGGCATTAGGTTTTCTCAATTTACAGAATATGTAAAAGCTAAGGGTGGTTTAGATAAAGTATCCGATGTAGATCTTACAAGGGCTGCAACACAGGCTAAGAACTCTTCAATTAATTTTGACAGGCGTGGTGAGTGGGGTGCAAACATAGGTGCACTTTTAATGTTCTTTAACCCCGGTATACAAGGGGGTGTTCAATTTATGAGGGGTCAAAATATATTTACAAAAAGAGGAAGAAAACGCCTATCACCAAAGAAAATGATGGCAACCGGAGCGGGAGCAGTAGCCATAGGAACCCTCTTTGCTGTATATAACATGCTGATGAGCGGAGAAGATGAGGATGGAGAAAGCATGTATAACAAAATTCCAGACCATGAAAAGGCTAGAAACTTGCTTTTGTTCATGCCAGACGAAATAACAATGTCTGCTGGCGAGGGTTTTGATGTTAAAAAGTTCGGTGAAATAAAAAAATATACTAAGGGTGATGTACCTTTTGCTCTTTCTATACCACAAGCATATGGATACAATGTGCCGTTTAATTTAGGAAGGTTGTTTGCTGAAACACAAGCCCACATATTGTTTCCAGACAAATTTGATAAGCCATTAACAAGTATAGAAAAAGCAGGTTATGAATTAGCAGACTCTTTTATAACTTCCTTCTCTCCAATAGGTGGTGTTTCTACTGAGAAAACAGGACTGCCGGGAATCGTGGCACGATCAAGAGCCCTTGCACCGTCTGTTCTTGTTAGACCTTTACTGGATATAGCAGAAAATGAAACATATTTTGGTGGTCCAATTACAAAAAAAGATTTTCCTTTTGGACCAAGAAGACCCGGATTTACAAAAGCAAAAGCTAGAACAAATCAATTTTATGTTGATCTCACAGAAACATTAAATACTTGGACAGGGGGAAATGATTATTCTTCTGGGTGGCTTGATTTTGATCCAAATAATTTAAAATATTTTATTGATTGGCATTTGGGTGGTTTTGGAAGAACCGTTGAAAGCACTTTAGATCTTCCTAGAAAAATTAAAAATGGCACGGTTACAAAAGAAGACATATTAATATTAAAATCATTTACGGCTGAGCCTAGAGACTACATGAACGGTCAATTATTTTATCAAAGAAAAGAAGAGATAGATGAGCTCTTGGATGAATATAAAAATTTAAAAGGAAAAGAAAGGTTAGAGTTTCAAAAAAATAACAATATGGGCATTGTTAAGCTTGGCGATTGGAAGTCTCCTGCTATGAAAAAAAGAGATAGGGGAAGATCAAAAGCATACAGGGATGCAACCAAACCCAAGCTAACTATTGCGTTAGAAAAACTTTCAACCCTCAGAAAGAAAAAAGATACCGCTATGAATCTGTATAAAGTAAATGATCCTGATAAGTACGATGAGTTGATTGAAAAGTACAGACAAGAAGAACAAAAAATATACCTTGAATTCAACAAGGCTTATAACAAAAAATTCAAATAAAAAAAGCGAAGCCGCCAAACATACAGTAAAAAGGGGGGTTATATGATTAACTGGCAGCCCCGCAAGAAGGTATCAAACCTCAAGATATCAAAGATATAGTATTCTCACAAGCCTCATTAAGATAATCTTTAGACAAGTGAGCATACCTATTGACAATATTAAAGTCGGACCACCCACCAAGATGTTGCAGAGTATGTAAGGGAGTACCATTCTGCACATGATGAGTAGCCCATGTATGTCTAATGTCGTGCCACCTGAAGCCCTCTAAGCCACACTTTTTAAGTGCCTTATACCATCCAGTGTTTGACGTTCTTGTAAGCTTCCTACCAGCGTATGTGAAGACGTAGGGACCAATTTGTTTTATGTTGTTCAACAACTCTTGTGCATCTTTATTTAAAGGCACCGCAAGAGATCTCCCGTTCTTGGTCTCGTCTGCATGAATGGATACCCATCCATCTTGTATATCTTCCCACTTTAGGTTTAGGCAGTTGGACATCCTGACACCAGTCATAAGGGAGAAAACAAACACAGGTTTGAGGTGCTCAGGCAAAGCCTCATGCAACCTAGCACACTCTTCAAGCGTAAAGAACTTCACCCTCTTGGATGACTCCTTTACTCTTTTAAGAGTTGGCTTTGTGTCCAACCAGCCTAAATCTTCGTAGCAGTAATTAAGCACTGCTCTTAAAAAGTTTATGTATCTATTGACAGTACCGGGAGATTTTTTAATCCCTGCCCTAGCGTTGGCTAGATCTTCTTTAGATAACTTATTAATATTCTTTTTACCAAAACACTTAGTAAAATATTTTATGTAAGTGGGATCGTTCTTTCCGGGATTCTTGACTTCATAATATCTTTGTACGGCTTCATTGAAATCTTTCATTTGCCTTGCCCCCTATATTTTTTAAAGTTAGCTTTTTTCTTTTTGTTCATACCCGAACCATAACTAAGTCTTGAATTACCTATAGAAGTTTTTTTCTTAACTGGGGTAATTGATTGTACTGTTTTTGCTTTAGCCATTTATCTTCCTATTTTATAATCAATGGTATTGCCACAGTGTGATGATAATTCTTGCATCGCTGCAAGCACACTTGCTGTTTGTGTTTGTTTAAACTGAATGGGCTCTTCAACAACAAAACCATATTTATTACAATCTTTCATCATGGCTTTCTTGTTGGTGTAAACATAAACAATTTCGTGTTCATGACACTTTGCTATATAAAATTTCATATTACGCTGACCTCCAAACTCTCCAAAACGTATTTCCGTTTTCATCTATTTGTGTTCTTAAAGCAAACTCTTTATCAAAACCTCTTAATGATTTTTTAATACTTTGAGCTCTAGATCTAAAGCGTGTTGCTTCCCTGTAATCAACAAATGAAACACAATCTTTTACTTCCATTGCAAAGATTGTTTTTCTTATATCGTCTTCTTTGGATTTGCCGTGATTTTCCTGCCATTGATCTGGCATCGGTATACCTTTTTCTATTTTTAACATATAAACTCCCTTTTAATGTTTAAGTTAAGATTATAAAGACTTTGTATACTAAGTCAATCTTTTAATAAATACTCTCTAAATAAATTTATTGGAACCAAGCATGCTCTTTTTGGTTCAGCATCACCCTCGCCAAGAATGTCTATTGATTGAATATTATTAATCATAATGCATTCCATAATTAATATTGGCGTGGTCCACATAATTTCTTTGCCAGTATAAAATACCCAGTAGTCAGCCTCGGTAGATAACAGTTCAGATGGTTTATTAAACATTTTTAATTCAATCAATATGTTGTTTGTTTCTAAACTTTTATAATCTGCCTTGACCTCAACCTTGTCTCCGGTCTCGGGAATAAATATGTCATAGGGTTTAAACTTCCCGGGAATTAAAACAGCCGACGGATATTTTTTTTGAATAGATTTAAGAACTTTGACTTCAAGCTGTTGTCCAACTTGTAAGTCTCTTTGAAAAGCTTTACTCGAATTTAGATTTGATTGTTTCATAGTCATCTTCTGAAAGAATTGACTGTAACGAGATGTCATTAAACCTATGGTCTGAAGTAATGATCTTTGTAAGTATAGCAATACACTTATGGTCTTGATCAAACATTTCGCCTTGGCTGGTAGCCACAGAGAGCACTCTTTTTATGGCGTCTCTGATTGTAAGGTTGTCTATAGTTTTCAATTTTTGATACTCCGCCCAACGCTCGTCTTGCGATTCTAGCTGTCGAATTTTAAATCCAGCAGCAGCATTTTTTATGTTAATAAGTTTCTTTTGATGAGAAGACAAAGTGTTCCAGTCGGTTATTTCGGTTTGAGTTCTGCCACAAGTATGACAGTGAAGGTCGCCGTATGTCGTAGAGCACACTCCCCTACAAGGGCTGCCGTCTAATCTAGCCTCCCCTTGGAGTGAAGCAAGCCTCTCATTAGATGAAAGGCTCTTTGTTTCTATTGGAGTCATTTCAAATACTTACGAATCTTTTTTTGTCTCGCTTGTATTTGATTCTACTTCATCTGTTTTACTTTGTACAACCGTAAACCCATCACTAGGCAGCAACGGTGTAAGCTCGCTTTGTAAAACCCTCAAACCCATCTGCATTAAAGCAAGCTCACTCGAGCGTGTATTAATCAAAGTGTTTGATATCTGAAGATCTCGGACCTTGTTTTGAGCCGCCTCAGAGAAAGTACTGCTATCGTACTCTCTCTGTTCGCCGTCAACAAAGACAACAACTTTATTATTGTCAGTTGAATCACTCATTAGAAAGGCAGATCTTCTGCTTTTACTTGTGCCGCTGGTGCTGGTGTTGGTCTAACCCCCGCATTGTTTGGCTCAACAAAACTTAAATTAATAGCTGGTGCTCTGTCATTTTCAGTTTCATTTTTGTATGCAAATACAAGCATCTCTTTACCGTCAACTTTTACCTTGCCGTTTAAGATATATTTCTTAGAAGAGTCCTCTGTTTTCCAAAGAGCTCCCTTGTTATTATCATCATATTCCATTGGCTTCTACCTCCTTTTGGTACCAATCTTCTAAAATTTTAGCAACCTTGTAAGACATACCTCTGTCATAGAATCTATGTCCTTCTTGATTACTAACCCTTTCAAGATAATCATGAACGTCATGATTAACTCTCGAACTCACTGATTTTTTTGGATTTAAATCATCCATTTTTGTCCTCCACAATTCTTGTGTAAATTCTAGTATCGCCCTCTGATCTATACCCTTCGACCTCATGCACTGGAATATCCTTGTCTTCGATTAATCTTTTATAATCAATCCTCCCAGTAGCTTGAGTTAAATGACACTTCACAGATGGGGTTCTAAAAGCTCCGTTGTTATCACCAATCAACCTTGCTGATATTTCTTTTTTATCAGCATCAAGCTCTTTAATTTTTTGTTGTAATATTTTAATTTCTAACATAACGCTTACTAATTTTTTAGTGTCCTCGTTATCGTCTACATCTTTATAAGGAACACCGGGTTCTTTATATTCAACAGACCAACGTGCAATATTCTCGGGATCTTTTTTAGCGGTGCTATACCAGTCAATAAAGTCTTTTGCTTTTGGTAAATATATTTTTGCCCAGTCGGGATCTCTATCAACCCACTCGGAAACATGATCCCCGGTTTCATACCACTGAAAGAAAAGCATTTCATCTATATCCATGCACTCCATGCCAAGCTGCATCTGATGCCAATAATTTCTTTTTTGTTTTTTAACATCCTTAACAGGTTTTGTTTGTGGACATTTAATTTCAACAGCAGCTGGTCCGCCTTTTCTACCCCTCAAAAGGATTCCGTCCGGGCTCATTCCAAGCCAATCATAGTCGGGGTGTTTTACAAACGGTGAGTCTTGTATAACGTAACCAAGATCTGATAGTGTCTTGATTGCCTTGGGCTCATTTTCTTTTCCCCTTGTAATGGCAAACAATGCTCGGGAATCAAAAGGGCGTTGTGGTAGGTTGTGCTCTTCTCTGAACATATCAATAGCTAAGTCATCCCATTGATCTCCCTTAGCCCATATATCTTCCTTAACAGCACGTTGTATTCTTGTGCCAGTAATTTTTCCCATCCTCAAGGCAAACCATTCTTTGGTTCCTTGAACTACTTTTGCTGACTCTGTCATTTAGCACCCGCCATTTTTGTGTAATGTAGGTTAATTTTTTCTCTTGCCTCTTTGTCACCAGCAAGTGTTGCCACCTTGTCATAGTTCTTAAATATTTTTTCTTGTTGTGATTTGTCTTTGCTCGCTGACATCTCGCTTACAAACATGTCAAATATTTTTTCCTCTTCCGGCTCACCTTCGTCGCCAACCATTTCCGGTTCTACTGTTTGCTCGAATGGTACGCAGAAGAATTGAATTAGTGCATCACGATATGCAAAAGATTTTGCGGCTTCTAGATCTCTACCTTGAGTTGATTTACTTTGTCCAACATATGCTGTGTCAACAAAGGACCCATCTTCTAAAGATAAAAATCTTAAAGTTCCTTTCAATAAAGAGTATGACGTTTTACCATCTTCAGATAGTCTTGTTCTTACTTTTAGATCGGGCAAAAAGTTTGTGGTTACCTTGTTCATCGCCAAGGGTTTAGCGAGCGACGCATAGACATCGTCTATACCTCTATAGTTATATTTTGAGAAGCTATTGTATTTAGATTTCTCGATTGGGTTTTCTAATAAGTACTCTTGTATGTTTGCAAGAGCATTAAATATTTTACTATTTTCTGACATTGATACCTCCGTTTCTTAAGATACATTGTAAATTAATTGACAAAAGAATACAACAGAATTATTCTACTCGTCAAAGGAGGTTATATGTCATTACAACACATCACATCGGTTGTCAGTTTAGAAGGGATCACACCAACACAAAAATTAATTTTATTCATACTTGCAAATTACTCAGATGAGTTTGGTCAGTCATACCCATCACACGGCAGAATTATGAAAATAAGTTGCCTTAGTAGAAATGCTGTTATATCAAATTTAAATATTCTTAGGGACCAAGGCTACATTGATTGGGAGAACAGGGATAACTTCTCAA